CAGACGTTAATAGAGCGTTATCCTTTGCCTTCTTCCAGCAAGATTTAAGAGACCTTGAATTAGTACCGGAAGTAGGAGATGTTATATTCTACTATGAAAACTACTATGAAGTAGACGGTACTGTAGAAAACCAATACTTTGTAGGAAAGATACCGGAATACTCGTACTCTGAAGGTCTAAATCAATTCGGTTCTTCAATTAGTATCGTTTGTTCAACTCACCTTGTACCTGCAGATAAACTAGGTATAACTAAAGAAAGAATATAATGGCAAATAAGACCAGGAAACCAGTGCCGAAGAACCAGAGAGAAATTTCTATCTCTCAACAGACTCCTCTTTTGGATAATCCAAACAGTGCTGTCGTACCTTTGCCCGTTTTTGCAAATCAGAATGATCCTGCCACTGCTAAGAATTATAGAGCAGAACAGATCTCAGTTAAAGGAGATACTGAGAAAGATTATACAGTCGGTATTGGTGATTTAGATGAGACTATCGTTTACTATTTTAACAACGTAATCAAACCGCAAGTATACCAAAACGGAACCACTCTCCCGGTACCTGTAATTTACGGAAATCCTGAAAGATGGCAATCAGTTCAGAAAGACGGTTACTACAGAGATAAGAACGGAAAGATTATGTGCCCAATCGTTATGTTCAGAAGAACATCGATGGATAAATCTTATGTTGTAGGTAATAAACTAGATGCTAACAATCCTCAAAATTATGCAATTGCAGGAAAAACCTATCAAAAAGGTGATGCTTATTCTAATTTTGACCTATTAAATAATAGAAAACCTGTGACTGCTTACCAGGCAGTAGTTATTCCAGATTACGTTACTTTAAATTACGAATGTATCATCTGGACTTACTATGTAGAACAGATGAATAAAATCGTTGAGGGAATTAACTACGCTTCTGATTCATATTGGGGAGATCCTAATAGATTTAAATTTAGAGCAAGAATCGATACTTTTACAGATAATAGTACAATTAACCAAGGAGAAGAACGTCTAATTAAGACAACTTTTAATATTAAGATGTACGGTTACATTATACCGAGTGTTATTAACAAAGAATTAGTATCAACTAAGAAGTTTTTCTCCAAAAGTAAGGTAACTTTTAGCACCGAAGCAGTAAGTAATATCAACGATCTTTAAGAACTTTTTGAAGGTCTGATTACTATTTATATTAGAACTATCTAACAAACTAAAATAAAATGGCAGAAACTCTATTATCACCTGGTGTTTTAGCAAGAGAAAACGATCAGTCGTTCTTAACCGCACAACCTGTTCAAGCAGGTGCGGCTATCTTAGGTCCTACAGTAAAAGGCCCTACAGTACCGACTGTTGTTACATCTTACTCACAATACCAAAACAAATTCGGAACCTTGGTTCAATCAGGTTCAGATTTTTATACCTATTTTACTTCTATCGCAGCTTATAATTACTTCCAAAACGGTGGTGATTCTTTGCTAGTCGGTAGAATTACTAACGGTACTTACACAGCAGCAATCTCATCTACAATCCCAACAGGATCAGGTGGACCTACTACAGGTTTATCTCCTTTTGTATTAGAGACTTTATCTAAAGGTACAATCATGAACACCGGCACTCAAGAATTAACCGGTAATGCTTTAGCTACAGGTTCTTCTGATAACATTAGATGGGAAATTGTTAGCCCTAACACAGCATCTGGAACCTTCTCACTGTTAATTAGAAAAGGTGATGATACTGCTAACTCTAAAATTGTTTTAGAAACTTGGACTAACTTATCATTAGATCCTAAAGCTTCTAACTACATCTCAAGAGTATTAGGTGATCAAACTGAAACTATCGCAACTGACGGTTCAACCTACTATATCCAAACTTCTGGATCTTATGCCAACGCTTCTGCTTATGTAAGAGTAAAAGCTGTTAACTACCAAACTCCAAACTACTTTGATAATACAGGAACTGCTAAAGCACAATTCACCGGTTCTTTACCTTTAGCTTCTTCAGGTTCATTTAACGGAGCTGCAGGCACACCATTCACTCAAAGAGATGGTAAATTCTACGAAAACGCTGGTTTGACTGCTAACGCAGATTCTCAAGGTGTTACAGGAAGTGACTACACAGTAATGTTGAACTTGCTTGCAAATCCTGACGAATATAGCTACAACGTAATTTCAATGCCCGGTTTGAACAGAGTAAGTGCTGCTTCTCAAATTACTTCTGTAGTATCTAATGCACAGAACAGAGGTGACAATATTGCAGTAGTTGATATGGTTCCCTACGGTACTGCTTTAGGTACAGTAACCACCAATGCTTTAGGAATGGACACCTCATACGGTACTACTTACTGGCCTTGGGTACAAGCTGCAGATCCTGATTCTGGAAATGCTGTTTGGGTTCCTGCTTCTACTTTGATTCCTGCAGTTTATGCTTTCAACGATAACTCAACTGAGGCCTGGTTTGCACCTGCTGGTTTTAACAGAGGTGGATTATCTACAGTGGTAAGAGCTGAAAGAAAATTAACTCAAGGAGATAGAGATTCTTTATACCAAGGTAATGTTAACCCAATCGCTACTTTCCCTAACCAAGGTGTTGTAGTATTTGGTCAGAAGACATTACAGAAGAAAGCTTCTGCTTTGGATAGAGTAAACGTTAGAAGATTGTTGATCACTTTGAAAGATTACATCTCTCAAATTGCTGACACTTTGGTATTCGAACAAAACACTATCGCAACCAGAAACAGCTTCTTGGCTCAAGTTAATCCTTACTTAGCTTCTGTACAACAGAGACAAGGTCTTTACGCTTTCAAAGTGGTAATGGATGACTCTAATAACACTGCTGATGTAATTGATAGAAACGAGTTAATTGGTCAGATCTATTTACAGCCTACCAAGACTGCTGAATTCATCTACTTAGACTTTAATTTAACACCAACCGGAGCTACATTCCCAGGCTAATAGATATTTATAACTGATAAACAAATAAGAAAATGGCAGTATTAAGCGCAAACGAAATCTTCTTCACCGCCTTTGAACCCAAAGTAGCGAATAGATTTATAATGTATGTGGATGGTATTCCTGCTTACTTCATCAAAGGTGTAACCGGCGTAGAAGTAACTGCAGAAGAGATCACATTAAATCATATCAATATCTACAGAAAAGTAAAAGGAAAGAATAAATGGTCTGATATTTCAATGACCCTTTACGATCCCATCACTCCTTCAGGTGCTCAGGCAGTTATGGAGTGGGTACGTCTACACCACGAATCAGTAACTGGTAGAGATGGTTACTCTGACTTCTACAAGAAGGACTTAACTATCGACATCCTAGGTCCTGTAGGTGATATCGTTTCAGAATGGATTATCAAAGGAGCATTCATTAAGTCTGCTAAATTTGCCGATCTAAACTGGGATACTGATGCAGAAGCACAGAACATCACCTTGAATATTGGAATGGATTACTGTATCTTGAACTTCTAAGTAACAATAACCTTAAAGAAAGAGCCCTCCTATTTATTAGAGAGGGCTTTTTTATTACATGAAACTCATAGATATTCTAAACGAACTGGTTATGCCGCCGGCTTTAAAGTCGAAACAGTACGAATTAGAGAAAGACGGCTATACTAAAATCGGAGGTGGAGATAATGGCATTGTAATGGAAAAAGGATCCGACGTAAAGAAGCTTACTACGGATGTTGATGAGCTAGAACACGCTGAGAAACTGGTAAACCATTCTTTCTCATGCATTATCCCTATCTACAAAGTAGAAAGACTTGCAGGAGGCAAATCTGGTGTTATCGATATGACAAATGCCGAGCAGTTAGCACCTCAAGAAGCAGAAGAAATTGCAGCTAATGGAACTAGAGCAGAAGACTTTTTAGTATACGACGAAGAATTATATCCTAAATTATCAGATAAGTTAAAACAATTCTTAGTTAGTCTAAAAGAAGCATTTAAGAAAGCAGGTATTAATCCAGATGAAATTGATTGGTCACCAACAAACGTTATGAATTACAAAGGAAACTACGTTTTAGTTGACGTATAAACCTAATTCATATATATTTATAATAGAATAGTTATAACAAACAAGTATATGTCAGAATTTAAAATGCCAACGGAGACTATTGAGCTTCCCTCAAAAGGTCTTCTTTACCCAGAATCAAATCCTTTATCATCTGGTACAATCGAAATGAAGTATATGACTGCTAAGGAAGAAGATATCCTTACTAACCAGTCTTATATTAAACAAGGAATCGTTATTGATAAACTAGTACAGTCTTTGATTGTATCTGATGTTAACTATGATGATCTGCTAATCGGAGATAAAGATGCTATCCTAGTAGCAGCCCGCATTTTAGGTTACGGCAAAGATTATGAGTTTAACTATATGGGAGAATCTTACGTAGTTGATTTAACTACTTTGGAGCCTAAGCAGTTTGACGAAAAGACTATCAAAAGAGGTGTAAATAGCTTTGATTATGTAGTACCTGCTACAGAAACTAGGATCACCTACAAAATTCTAACTCACGGAGATGAGAAACTAATCGAAAAGGAGTTAGAAGGGTTAAAGAAAATCAACAAAGATTCATCTTCAGAAGTATCTACTAGATTAAAATACATGATCACAGCAGTAGAAGGTGATAGTAATCCTAAAACAATTAGAGATTTCGTAGATAATTACTTCTTAGCAAGAGATGCAAGAGCATTTAGAAAGCATGTTAATAGTATTCAACCAGGGGTAAACACAATCTTTACATCAAATCGCGGTGAGGAGGTCGCCCTCCCTGTGGATCTTAGCTTTTTTTGGCCTGACCTTTGAGATAGCACCGCAGGCTAGGTTAAACCTGTTTTCTCAAATTCACGAGATTTTATTTCACGGACAAGGTGGTTATGATTACCACACCATTTACAATATGCCAATTTGGCTAAGGAAATTTACTTTTCATAAAATTCAAGAATACTACACTAAAGAAAAAGAGCAGATTGAAAATCAAACAAAAGGTAATTCAACTAAGCTGGTAGATTCGTCTGGAAATGTGGATAAAGCTATGTTTAAGAAGTTATCTAGCTAATAACTCAATCAAAAGGTAATAGCAAAATATTTATAAAGAAACCTACTCAGGGTATCTATGGCCACTATTCAGGAATTACAAAGACTAATAAACGAGTTAGAATCTAAGATTGCTAACTTAGCTCCGAATAATACTGGCTTTATAAACCTGTTAAATAACTTAAAACAGTCTGCAAATAACTCTGCACAATTACAGCAAAATATAGATGCTGCTAACCAATTACTTGGATCAGTAAATAGAGAGATTCAAGAAATAAACGATGAACTTGGGTATACTTTTAAATCTTTCCAAGCAATTGTTAATGAATTAACTAAAGGTAAAGCCAATATTGGCAATATCAATAAAGGAGTTCAGAGTTTAACAAATATTGCTCAAAAGTTAGTTAATAGGCAGACTGAGTATGGTAAATTAACAGCTGCAGAACTAAAAAAGCAGAGAGATTCTGCATTTATAACTTTTGAAAACTTAAGAGTTGAGAGGGCAATACTGAGAGATAGACTTCAAAATGCAACTCTGTCAACAAAACAAAGAGCAGCAGACACCATCAGGTTAAAAGAACTAAATGGAATTCTGCAAGCAAACATCGGACTTGAAAAATCTCTTAAAAGACAGTTACAGTATGCTTACGAAGAACAACAAGCTATCGAAGATTCTTTAGGTATAACTGGAAATCTTTTAAAAGCATTTACCACCCTACCCGGACTTCAGTCTATATCAAAGTATTTAAAAGTAGATGAAGCTGTAGAGGAAATGGAAAACCTCTCTAAGAAGTTCATTGATGCAGTAAAAAAGAGACCTGAGATTGAAAGCCAATTTACTCAGCTAAACAGTCAAATGTCTGCTTTAGTTGATGAACTAGGACAGCTAGATGAAGCATTAGCTACAGCAACCAATCCAGTCTCAGTAATGATGTTGCAAGATGCTCAAATTGCTGCAGCTAAAAAACTTAACGACTTAACAGCCCAAAGAGCAAAACTAGAAAGAGATGTTACTGATGCTGGTACAAATTTTATTGCTAAAATTGGATTAGGTTTACAAGGATTAGCCACTTTAGCACAAGGTTTTGCAAAAGCTTTACTAGATCCTGCTGCTATATTTGCTATGTTAGCCAAAGCTGCAAGTACTATTAATGCAGAGGTTGTAGGTCTACAAAAATCAATAGGACTATCTTACGGAGAGGCCCAAGATTTAAGAAAAGAATTTGCAGGAGTAGCAGTTTCCACAGGAGATACATTCTATACAACAACCAAGCTTGTAAAAGCTCAAATGCAATTTAATGAAGCATTAGGGTTTACGGGTAAGATTAATGCTGATAATGCTAA